AAGTTATAAGGGTGAATAATTATTTTTTAGTTTTGACACATTTGTCTTTGCCGTTTTTAGTTCCTGCATATGAGTAACCTTTCCAGCACGCCTTACCATCAGCGCCTTTAATTTTCTTTGTAGCAGGTTTCTTTTTAGCAGGCACCTTTCTTAGCTCCTTTCTTAGGAGGCCTGCCGGGTTTTGTGTAAGTTCCTTTACCTTGTGGCATCACCATACTCCTGGGATAATTTGTCCAGTCAATGCATACGCACCAAGCGCAGCGATAACACCAAGCATTGCAAGGCGTCCATTAAGTCGTTCGGCTTTATTGTTATGTGGTTCAGTCACAGTCATAATCTCCATACGTGGTTCAGTGGGCCAGATTTGTGTATCGTTCATTAGAAATCAACATCAGATACAGCAAGCTTGTCCATGATGTCTGCACGGTATGCAGGATCATTTTCATAACGAGGATCATTCATTGCTCGTACTACTTCAGAAGTACTTCTAAATACATCACGAGGCTGCGCTGATCTACCTTGCAGTGTTTGACCTTCGTAGCCCATAGTATCTGTGTATTGTGAATAGAGACCACGCAGAGCAAGTGAGATAGCAGCTGCGTTGCCTGTATTTACAAGGTCGTTGTAAGCTTCAACATCATTAGAATCAAGAGCATCTTCTGCCCATTGCATTACATTCTGATACTCAGCTTCTCCACCAACAGCGTTATAGATAGTCGCAACATCACCGTCTTCTAATTCACGTCCGCCTTGGGCAGGAGAACCAGCTGACATTTCAATGTAAGCAGCAACCAAATCTTCAGAAGACATCGAAGCCAAAGACTCCAACATCTCTTGTGACACAGTTCCTGTCTCATCGTATTCAGTAGAAGCAAGGTCAATTAACTCTTGAACTTCAGAGTAGTCAAAAGATTCTTCTTCAGAACCCTCTTCAACTTCTGCTTCTTCGCCTTCTTCAAAAGATTCAGAGTCATCTCCACCGAGTTTCTTTTGAAGCTCAATGTAAGCGCTTTCTAATTCTTCTGCGTTTCTATACTTCCCAGCGAGAAGCTCAGAATGAGCCTCTTCCATTGCTTCGCCTACTGCAAGTGATTCAGCATCACGTGCTTCAGCATCAGACAGTGCCATAGGGTCACTGCTGGGATCATAAGTTAAAATTTCTGCCATAATGGTGGTAATTACTGTTGTACACTTTCAACGAAACCGTTGACTACATCTTGAGCCTCAGGGTTCTTACTTGGATCAGCTAGAGGTGCCTTCAACAAATCAGGTGCTTGCTGCATCATCTGTTGTTGCATCATCTGCTGTTGTTGATCTTGCTGCTCTTGTTCACGATCCTCTAAAGACTTGACAAGATTCAATGCATCAATACCTTGTGCTGCAGCAAGACGTTTAATAGCCTCATCTGGATTCAGGTATTTACCCATAACCTCTGGGCCAAGTGTTTGAGCAATTGTTGTGATGAATGCTGTAAGTGATTCACGATCTTGGCCGCGACCTAAAGCATTAATACCAGCAACAATAGTTGGATGAACAAGATCCTTAGGAATCTTTGGTAGCTGACCGCTACGTTGAAGGACCAGCAGCTTGCGGTTTAGATAAGGCAAGAGGAACTCAACAGTTAGTAGGCTGAATAATCCTCCAAGTTGCTGTTCCAATTCGAGTTGGGTGAGGCGTACCTCTTCCGCAGTTGTGCGCTCAGACTGACGCACTTGCAGTACTAAGAATGCATCAGAGATGCGACGATCTAATACTTGCATCTGTTGTGCAGCAGTAGAGAAGTCAGCGGTCTTGCCAACCTGTACTACACCAACATCATCAGGCCTTCCTTGAATGATTGCTCCGTTGCCTGCGGCGGCCAGCGTGGATGCCTTTGTCGTACTAGAGGGTGAGACAAGGAAAACAATTTTGGCCGCTGCTGCAGAGCCTTCTGTGATGGCCTGAGATAAAGCATTAAGTGATTTGAGATCACCTAAAAATTCTTCAGCTCTACCGCGACCGTAGGCTTCACCATCCACTGTATTGAATCTAAGAACCAACCAAGGACTTGCATCCTTTGGAGCCTTACCTTCAGTACCTGGAATACGTATACCGAACACCTCTTGGTGCCACAGCCAGCGGTTGTTATCTAGACGAACGTGAGTATAAACCTCACAATCCTTATTCATAATCGCTCTACCTTCATCGTCGAACTGAGACTTATAAGATTCAGTTACGGCAGCCGGAAGTAGCTCTTTATTAATAAGTTCCTTAGTTACAATTTCAATAACGTTGCCGTTTCCATCACGTTCTACAACATACCTACTAAGTGGATAGTGCTTAATGTTTTCCTTACCCATAAACAGCAAAGCGTTACCGCCGACCACCAGATGCTTAATAGCCTGGTGGACCGTGACACGATCACTGGACGCTGCAATGGAATCCATCACCATGCGTTCCATCTTTGCAAAGCTAAGATCAAGTTCGGATCGAATGTCAGCTGGTAACTCAGTACCAATTTTATCGTCACGAATTTGTAGCTTAAAGAAGGTAGTCTGTGGAGGTAGCAATGCAAGCATTAGCTTTGAAGCTAACGTCACTACCGCTTTGGCTCCAACAGACTGCCAAGGTTGAGTAAGGTTTTTACGAATAGACCTATGCTCATCCCGAGTAATAAGATAAGGAAGTGTTAGCTCTGAACACTCAATGGCTGTATCTAAAAAGTTTTGGCGTTGACTCGAAAGGAAATCATACCGTTGTTTTGCAGACATTTAATTAGCCGATATTAGAACCAGTCTTTCCACCTGCAGAGGTGTTGACTGTTGGTTTCAATTTGATACGCATAGTGCTCAGCTTTGTTTTACCGCCCTTCGATCTCATGATCGGTGACCGACCAGCAGAAGCTTGGGTAGTGTTTACCTGCTGAGGAGGTGGCGTATACTTAGGCGCAGACGCTTGCATAGCAGCTAGGCTTTTCTTGTAGTCTTCTGATTGCTGCCTAGATTGAGCGATAGCTCTATCGGCATCTCGTTGAGCTGACTCACGCGCATCGCGCATGTCATTCTCTAATTTCTTTTGGTCGCGTTTTGCTTGCCGACGTTCACGAGCGGCTCTTCCACCATCTCCACACATAATTAAGGCTCCGTAATACGTTGTTTAATAAATTCGACGACACTTCTTTGACCAGCTCGATACATGAGCCGATCATAAGAAACATCAGGGCTTGGGTTAGTCAAAGGAAAACGATCCTCTAACTCGAAAAGTAAGGCTTCTGCGCTTAACCTAAGGTCAGGCGTATTGGGGTAGATTGACATTACTATGTTCAAAGAATGCTGGGACTCGTGCTGCCTTAGTAAAGGAAAGCTCAGGAGCTTTACCCTCATACATCAAGCGATCACTAGAATCCAGCCAAAATTTTCTGTCTAAATATTTATCGGCATTGCTACCTAACGGTTGCATTACCCAATTGATAGTTGCCTTGCGGAGTTTATCAAGAGAAGGACTGACAGTAAGCCCCAACTCCCGACAAACAATACTATTGGCAGCAACGTGAATTTGTTCATCTCTACTTATATCAGCGCTTACTGTCCGCATTCCAGCGTCACCATTAGCGCGAAAGAATGGTAAAAGAACGAAGAAAATTGCACGTTCGGCAACCATCGCTTTGAGGATCGTATGATCCGGATGCGCAGTCCAAGCATCACGTAACCGTAACGCTTCAGTCTCAGCTTTTTGATTAACACCGTAAGCGGTGGCAATGTAACCAAGTGCCAAGTCGTGGTTTTCTTCGTCTTTGACATTGGATTCCAATAGCTCCCGCGATAGTGCTGGTACGTCGGAATCCAATGCATCACGGATAAAATCTCCCACAGGTAGTTCCATATGTCGCAACGCAAGAGCACGTAGTACCGCCTCTTCCGCCCCTGCCTTGCATGATCCGGCAGTTGTTTGGACTGGTGTCCATTTTCTTTTTCTGTTTAGTAGTTTCTGATAAGGGTCTTGTCTCATTCTTGGCAATCACATGTAAGTTCTTCATTGTTAAATAGTTCCTCTAGATACTTGTCAACATCTTCTGCATCTAGTGCAGCATATGCATCAGTCTTATCTTGAGTGTCTCCCATTACTTGTAAGCTGTAATAGAGAGAGGTTTGCGGAGACCTAAGCCACTCTTCCACGAACGCATTGTCGTAGGTCACTACATCACTCCAAGAGTTGAAGCTATAACCGTGAAGAAGTCCTGTGCGATCAAGCATCGTCATGATGCCATCTGCAACTCTTTTATAATTATCCCAACCTACTTCTGATGCAATCTCTACATCACCGTAGTTATAAGTTTGTACTCCGAAAGTACCTGAGTCGCGATCAACTGTCTGCGAGATAGGTGGAGCGATTTCTGGTGTGCAAGTATTGCCATCCAGATCCAAGCTTCGATAACTGCAACTGGCGGTTGGAGCGATAGCAAAGGCTCGAACCATATTAGAGTTGCGAGCGACTGCGGCTGCTTGGTTAATTCCTGAAGCAATTTGAGAGACAAGTTCATAAGCAGCTGAGTGAAATGGTTTACTTTTGAAGCGATTATATTGTTCAATCGCTTCACCGAATTGCTCGTAAGTTACTCCGTACCTTCGTAGGAGGTTGGCAAGTCCCAACATTCCGAGGCCGACCTGTCGATCTGATTCACTGGGGAGATATTCTCCTGAATTGCCAACGCCAGTTCTGCCATGTAAGGAGCACAGTTCCTGCATCCCTTCAAAGAAAGCTCGCGGAATGTCATCAAACTCACAGGCACCGAGATTGACGTGCTGCAAGAGACAGGTGCCTCTTGAAGGCAGGTACACTTCAAGACAAACGTTGCCTCTGATTCTGTTTCCTTCATTGTCATACTTAACTTTGTTTAACCAGATGTCACCGGACTTGATTCCGTGTAGTAGCTCTTCCTTGAACGTACAATCCTGCCACCACTCTTCAGTGATGTTGATGCATCGCTTGACCCAAGGAAGTTCGGATCTAGGAGTAGTAATGAACTCAAGAGCATCGGCATGATTAAGGGAAATATGGAGAACAATTGCACCATTCTTATATATACCACCACGTCTAAGTATTTCATTTAAGGTGCTATAAATTTTACCGAAACTTACAGGGCCAGATGCAACTACACCTGACTCCCGCACATAACCTTTCGGGTCAAGATTGTCTAGGTGAATAGCACAACCTGCCCCATATCTGAGGGCGTGACTAGCGAAGCGCCAGCTAGCCTCTATTCCGTTGCTACCTTCCATCTCATTTTCAACTACAAACACTGTGCAGCTGACAGGAAGCCGTCCTGTTGGATCATCAATCCAAGATTGTACC